TAGGTACAAAAACAATTAATCCGGGAAGAAGTTGGACTGATGCTAATGGCAATCAATATCCTACGAACTGGTTAGCTCTTACCACAGATGCAGAAAAGAAGGCTGTAGGTCTAACATGGGAAGCTGACCCTACACCTTATGATAGCACGTTCTACTGGTCGGCTAGTAATCCTAAAGATGTAGCTGAGTTGAAAACCGCTTGGATAGCTAACACAAAGAATACAGCAGGGTCATTGCTGTTACCTACGGATTGGTATGTAGTACGCAAGGCAGAGGATAGCACAACCGCTATCCCGACAGATGTTGCTACCTATCGTGCGGCTGTCAGGACTGCTTCTGGTACAATAGAGACTGCCATAACCAATGCTTCTGACCATGTGGCATTTATGGCACTATGGAATGTTCCTGTAGATAGTGATGGTAATTCTACTGGCAATGCTCCTATAAGTAACTGGCCTGACCCATTGGAGTAACAAATGGCATTTGCTAGTTCTGCATTTTCTGAAGTACCTTTTGGTGCATTAGTAGTAACAACAACAACAACAGTTGAAACAGCTACAGCAAGTTCTGCTGGAACTTCTAGTGTAAGTGGCTCTGCTACTTTAAAAGCCATTGGTGTGGCATCTTCTGCTGGAACTTCTAGTGTATCTGGTTCTGCTACAAGTAAGCAAGTTGCTATTGCATCATCAGCAGGTACATCATCTGTAGCAGGAAGTGCAACTAGTAAGCAAGTTGCTATTGCATCATCAGCAGGTACTTCTAGTGTATCGGGTAGCTCTACAATAAAAAAAGTAGGGGTAGGTAGTTCAGCAGGTACTTCATCTGTATCAGGTAGTTCTACTTTAAAAGGAATAGGAGTAGGAAGTTCAGCAGGTACTTCCAATGTATCTGGTTCTGCTACAAGCAAACAGTTAGGAAGTGCTTCCTCATCAGGTACATCATCTACAAGTGGCTCTGCTACAAGCAAACAGTTAGGAATTGCTTCATCAGCAGGTACATCATCTACGAGTAGTACGGCAACTAAATTAAATAATGTTACTGGTGAATCAAATGGTTCATCATCTACATCGGGTAGCTCAAGTCGAATACAAGTAGCACAAGGCACATCAACAGGCTCTGCTTCTTCGGTTGGTACAGGAGATAGATTAAGAAACGCTGTAGCATCTTCTACAGGAACATCCAGCGTATTAAATATTTCTGTTTCATCTTTTAACTACTTTGATACCAGAGATAACTATAACCGAAAACGCACTGTTTATATAGAAAGAAACACTACATCTAGTGACAGAACTGCTTTAGTTGCTGAAATTCCAAGAACTATAGTAACATCACCGAATGTTTCCAGTATAAATAGAACGGTATATGTACCACAACAAAACAGAACAATACTTGAATCGCCTAATCCATCTAATTTTAATAGGGTAGTTTACGTGTCACAAGAAAATAGAATAGTATTTATAGAAAAAAGAACAACTAGTTCAGATAGAAAAACTTTAGTTGCTACTGTTCCAAGAACAATATTTAATTCAGGTAATCCTTCTATATTAAACAGAGTAGTATATATACCACAAGAAAATAGAATAGTTCGTATAGATAGACAAACAACAAGTTCTGATAGAACAGTTAAAGTTGCGTAGGAGTTTAACATGTCATTAAGATTTCCAAATAAAGACCCGGATGAAACATTAGATTATAGTGTAGATTGGTCTAGGTTTTTAGGTAGTGCTACAATTAGTGGCAGTGCTGTTTGGGCTGTTAATAATGCTAGTAATGCTAAAACAACTTTATCTGCAACAGGAACTGTAAATGGTTTAACTAGTACTGCTCAAACAATTAGTACAGATTTGCAGACAGCTACTATAAATTTATCTGCTGGAACTAATAATACAGATTATACTTTGTTTTGTACTGTTACAGATAGTAATGGTATTACAGCAGAGCGTTCTATTAAACTTAGAATAAGGCAAAAATAATGGCGTATAATTATTTATCTCTTGTAAATCAAATAAATAGAAGATTGAATGAAGTAGAATTAACATCTTCTAATTTTTCTACAGCAACAGGATTTTACTCACAAGCTAAAGATGCTGTAAACTCTTCTGTACGTTACATAAATCAAAGTGAATATAATTGGCCTTTTAATCATGTAACTCAAGAAGATATACTAACTGCAAATATTCTTAGATATGGTAATCCAGATGATGCTAAAGTATTAGATGTAAATACATTTAGAATAAAAGAAAGTTCTACTTTAGGAAATAGTACTCGTAAATTAAAAATACTTTCTTATGAAGAATATTTAGAAAAGTATATACATTTTGAATATGATGAGGATAATGGTTCATCTGGTGTTCCTGATTTTGTTTTTAGAACACCTTCACAAGAGTATGGTTTAATACCACCACCAGATAAAGCATACACAATAGTATATGAGTATTATCGTATTCCTGTTGATTTAGAAAATCACGATGATGTACCAGTTATTCCAGAAAGATTTGCTCATATAATTACAGACGGTGCAATGCATTATGCCTATTTATTTAGAGGCAATACCCAAGATGCACTTGTAGCAAAAGAAAAATTTGATGATGGCATTAAACATATGCGTAGTCTTCTTATTAACAGGTATGATTATGTGCGTTCTGGTTTAATTGTAAGAACAAATAGTTTAACAACGGGTTCTTCTTTCAACTAACACTTGACAAACAAAATAAATTAAGTATAACTATATTAAGAGTTTATTAAATGGCTGATGCTTGGCAAACATATCCTGTAGAATTTAAAGGTGGCTTAGTAAGTAACCTTAGTCCTTTGCAACAAGGTACTAATCTACCCGGTTCTGCTACAGTACTACAAAACTTTGAACCATCTGTTGAAGGTGGCTATAGGCGTATACTAGGTTTTGATAAGTTCGACAGTAATACATTAAGTAATTCTGGTTTAATTCGTGGTGTGTTTAGATTTGATAGCCAAGTTTATGCGGCTAGAGGCAATGATTTATTTAGGTCAACAGGAAATGGCTGGACACAAATAACTGATAGTACAGCTTTTCCACCTTCTGTAGCAACAGCCAAAGTTAATAACGCAACTAGTAGCACTACTTCTTTAGTAGTTGATAATAATAACAATACTATTATAGCTGGTATGGTAGTTACGGGAACAGGCATATCAGGAACAGTAACTGTATCAAGTTTATCTGACCAAAATAATTTAGTGTTGTCTAGCGCACAAAGTTTAAGCAATAATGTAGACCTAACTTTTACTGAAAAAAGTTCTACTCTTAGTTCAGACGCTACTAAAGTAAGATTTGCAAAATATAATTTTGATGGTACAGAAAAGTTTGTATTTGTTGATGGGGCAAGTAAACCGTTTATATTTAATAATACATCACTTAGAATATTATCAAATTTAAGTAGTGATTTTGGGGGGTGTACACACACAACAATTTTTAAAAATCATATATTCTTTGCTAAATCTGATTTATTATTATTTTCTGCTCCATACTTAGATGGAGATAGTTCTACATCTACAACACAAACAGATGCATACAGTGTAGCCGCAGGTGGAGGTAGTGTTAATGTAGGTGGTACTATTACAGATTTAATAGTATTTCGTGACCAACTAATTATATTTACAGAAACTAGTATTAAAAGATTAACTGGTAATACTATATCAGATTTTAGATTAGACCCGATAACAGAGGATGTAGGGGCTATTGACACAGACACTGCTCAAGAATTAGGTGGTGACGTTATATTCTTAGCACCTGATGGTCTTAGATTGTTAACTGCTACTGATAGACTAGGTGATTTTGGTTTAGGGGTTGTGTCTAAAAAAATACAGAAAGAAACAACAAACTTTATTAATAACTCTATTACCTACGCTACAGTAACAATAAGACAAAAATCTCAATATAGAATATATGGATTTAATTCTGGATTTTCAGATGATTCAGCACAAGGTTTATTAGGTACACAGTATTCTACTCAAGGTGGTTTAGATATTGCTTGGTCAGAATTAAAAGGTATGAATGCTTTTGTATCACATAGTTCTTATGACAATGAAGATGAACATGCCTACTTTGCAAATGATGATGGATATGTTTATGAGTTAGAAAAAACTAATGGTTTTGATGGTGGGAATATTGAAGCAACTTTTAATTCACCATTTCTCCCTATTAGTGACCCAAGAGTAAGAAAAACTTTTTATAAGTTATTTTTATACACCGACCCAGCAGGAAGTGTTGATGTAGATTTTTCTTTAAAGTTAGATTTTGATAGACAAGATACGGGATTAATACAACCAGCACCTATAAATTTATCTAACTCTGCTGGTAATGTTTTTCTTTATGGCTCATCTAATTTCGTTCATGCAGGTTTAGTAAACAACGGAAGTGGTTTATCTATAGGAGCAACTAGTGCAGCAGTAGATACATTATCCGCAACTAGTGATACGGGTATTACTACAAATGATACATTTAAATTTGCTGGGGTTGCTCAAATACATACATTAACTGCTGTGCCTACTGTATCTGGCAGTGCTGGGAGTGCTACAACTACTTTAAATTTTACTCCTGCTTTAGCTGGAACAATAGCAGATAATACACAAGTTATATTTACTAAAGTAGCTGGACAAGATGAAGCATCTTATAGTGATGGTTCACTAGAATCACAGTTTGAAACACAATTAATAGGTTCAGGATTTACAGCCGCGTTACGAATAGATTCTGATAATACAAGCCCAGCATTTACACTAGACGCGGCAACACTTGAATATGCGATTAATGGAAGAAGGTAATAACGATGGCAGGATATACTAGACAAGCATCGGGGAATATTCAAACTGGTAGCGTTATTAATGCTACTGATTTTAATAATGAATATAATTCTATATTAGCCGCATTCGATGCATCAACAGGACACAATCACGATGGTTCTACAGGAGAAGGTGCTAGGATTTTAGAGATAGGACCTACTTCTCAGAAAGTTACATTTGGTTCAACTGCTTTAGCATTTACTGCTTCGTTAGACATTGGTTCTACGTCCGTACAGATAAATGATTTATTTATATCAGATGATAAAAAAATAAAGTTTGGCGCAGGTCAGGATGCTAGTATAGAATATGACGAGGCATCAACAGATACTTTATTATTTGAAGGTGCAAACATACGTATTGCTAATACTAATAAAATTATAGAGTTTAGAGATGCAGATTTAAAAATACACTCTTCAGCAGATGGTAAGCTAGACATTGATGCTGATACAGAGTTAGAGATAGTTGCACCTACTGTTGATATACAAGCATCAACAGCTATTACTT